TTTGGAGTTGATGATATAGTTAGATCTGCTATAGTTAAGGAATATATATTAGCAAGGTTAAAATACGAAACCCAGTATGAAATGGGTTAATAACTATAATAAGGAGTACCTATGAGTTTTGAATTCGAATTCACAGAAGAAAAATTAAAAAAATGTTTATCTAGAAATAAAAATACCCCTGCTTTATTTGAAGCATTTAGCACAGTATTGCCAAAATATGAGATAACCACTGTTGATAGGGTTGCTGCATTTTTGGCACAATGTGGCCATGAATCTTTAGACTTCACAGTTTTAAAGGAAAATTTAAATTATGGGGCTAAAGGCCTAATGGGATTGTTTAAAAAATATTTTCCTAATGAGGCGTTAGCAAAAGAATATGAACGTAAACCCGAAAAAATTGCAAATAGAATCTATGCAAATAGAATGGGCAATGGACCGGAGTCTTCAGGTGACGGTTATGCTCACAGGGGCAGAGGGGCGATTCAATTAACAGGTAAGCTTAATTATCAAGCTTTTGCTAATTCTATTGGTCTTTCCCTAGAAGATGCAATTGAATATTGTGAAACTATAGATGGTGCTATTGAATCTGCTTGTTGGTTTTGGAAGAAAAATAAATTGAACGATATCGCGGATAAAAACGACATTGTTCTATTGACAAAAAAGATCAATGGTGGTACAATAGGTTTAGAAGATCGTAAAAAGCACTGGGAACACAATAAAGAAGTTCTCGCAGATTAAAAGGAAAATTATATTATGACTATGGAACTTGATGTGAAAATATTTCTCGACGCTTGCGAACAAAAACCAGGCGCCGAGAACGTACATTTATATCGTGGATTAATCGCTGAAGAATATGACGAATTTTGTCATGCTGTAGTAATGCGAGATGAAGTCGAACAACTTGATGCTTGTATGGATATGATCTGGGTAATACTTGGATATTGCCATATGAAGGGTTATGATATTAGAGGTGCATGGAAAGAAGTTGCCGATAGTAATCTAAGTAAAATTGATTCTAAAACAGGCAAAGTCATCCGTCGCGAGGATGGCAAAATTTTAAAACCTGAAGGCTGGACACCTCCAAACTTAACTAGATTTGTATAATGTTTAATCACATACCGTTGGAGCTACCTAAACTCCAACGTGTAACTAATAGCGATGGCTCCAGAGTATATGCTACTCCTTCGGGTAAGAAATATCCATCGGTCACTACTGTCACAGGATTACTTAAAAAAGATATAATCAACGAGTGGCGCAAAAGAGTAGGCGACGAAGAAGCAAATAAAATATCAAGTAAAGCTGCTAAACGAGGCACGCGAATTCATACACTTTGTGAAAAGTATCTTCTTAACGAGGAAGTTTCCGTTCAGTTGTTTGACGCTGAAATGTGGAATTCGATGAGACCTCTTTTAGATGACATAGATGATATCTATGCTTTAGAACAACCTTTATATTCTGACCATTTACAAGTTGCAGGAACTGTAGACTGTATTGCTAGGTATAAGGGTAAGTTATCAGTAATAGATTTTAAATCATCTAAGAGAATAAAGCACCGAGATGATATCCACGATTATTTTATTCAATGTTCTGCATACGCTGTTGCTTTTGAAGAACTTACAGGAATTCCTGTACCAAGATTAGTCATTTTGATGGCAGTAGATGATGAGAAGCCATTGGTCTTTAATGAAAAAAGAAATGATTGGATTGAAGAATTTAAAACACTTAGATTGGAATATAAAAGGCAGAAAGGTATATAAAATGTTCAAAGACGATTTATATGAGGTTGTTCGAGGAGCTTTATCTAAAGATTTGTGTCAGCATTTGGATACAGAATTTGAATTATTAAAGCAGCTAATTTATTTACAGGGCGGACAAAGCGAAGAAAACAAATTTATGTTTGGTGATAGTCAAGTCACAAATAGTTTTGCTCATTACGGGGCACTATGCTTTGAATCTTTAGCTTTACAGATGCAACCGTTGATGGAAAAGATTACAGGCAAATCTTTGTATCCGACATATACATATGCGAGGATTTATTATAACGAAGCAACAATGGCGATACATAAAGATAGACCAAGTTGTGAATTTTCAGCAACAATTAATATTACGATAGATGAAAAACCATGGGAAATTTGGTTTGAGAATTTACAGGGCGAGCATAAAGCAGTTGAATTATATCCTGGCGACTTAATTGTATATAAAGGCGATACATTGAATCATTGGAGAGATGCTTATAAAGGTCAGCGACAAACACAAGCATTCCTACATTATGTCGACAAAAAGGGCAAATATAGAGATTATAAATTTGACAAAAGACCACACTTAGGTCTACCTGCAAATATGAGAATGTAATTATTATGACTACACTAAAAGAATTAACCGCAGACAAACATAGAGAAGCGGAATCACAACCTTTTCTAAAAACAATTTTTGCCGGCAATGTAGACGAGGCAAAATATACAGATTATCTATATCAATTATTATTAATATATCAAACTTTAGAGAATTATGCAGATGATTTGAATTTATTTGAGGGCATTGAAGATATAAAAAGATCAAGAATGATTGAATTAGATTGGGTAGAACTATTAGGAGATGCTCCTAGTGGACATCTAAACAGATCAACTATTAATTACTTGGATTATCTTAATAGCATTAAGACCGATAAGCAAAAGCTTATGGCCCATGTTTATGTTAGACATATGGGCGATCTATTCGGCGGACAGATGCTGGCGAAGTTATTACCCGGTAGCAACCATATGTATAAGTTTAATAATATACCATCACTTGTGCAAGGTGTTAGATCTAAGCTTGATATATCACTTGCAGATGAAGCTAATGTGGCTTTTGACTATAATATAGATATGCTAAAAGATTATAATGATTGAAATTTGGCCACAGGCAAATAATTTTGCCAATAAGCTAATTGATAGCTTTAAACAATATGATAGAGAAGATATTGATGACAAATATCATCATATAGATAAAAATTTTAGATGGGAAAATTACGTTTGGACCAGTAAAAATTTTAGACGGGCTCATATTGAAATTGTAGACGCAACTGAAAGTAAAAAGATGTGGGTTATGCATATGTGTATATTCCCGCATTACAACGACCCGTCGCCTATATTTGGTTTCGATATTGTTTGCGGTAAGAATAAAATTACTGGTGCATTTCATGATTTCTCAAAAGTAGATGATTGTTATTTGTACAAAACATATCTAAATAGAATGGAAGGGTTGAATTGGTCTAAACCTAGAGAATTGCCTGATTGGGCAAAACAAATATTCAGTCCACAAATGTTGGCAGTTGGTAATATTCAAACACAAGAAGAATTTGATCAACTAACAAAAACAGTTATTGACAATCTGCAATTATACATTTATAATATAGGTGTTGGGTATGCAGATAAAGATTATAAAGAACAACATAATCATTATTGTAAATATCAAAAAATGAATCCTCATACACCAGCTATGATGGTAAACTTTGGCGTGAATAAAGATGTCTTTACTCAATTTATGAATGATGTCTTATTCCAGGAAAAACATGAATAACGAATTAGAACCATATATCTTAACCGATAGTTTAGTAATAACCAAAAAATTTAGATCCCCTAATGAATTCTCTCTTTACATTGAGGAACGAGTAGCTAAAGAAAGTATAGGCTACATGGATGCAATTATACAATACTGCGGAGAAGTTGACATTGATGTTGAATCTATATCTAAATTGATTAATCAATCTCTAAAGGATAGAGTACAATTAGAAGCAGAAGAAGGTAACTACTTTAAAAAGAGGGGAAAATTACCACTGTGATTATGGACGAATATTCAGTATACAAAATGTACCTGGCTCTTAAATTACATTTCACGACAGATAACTACGATGTAATTAAACAAAAAGGCCGAGTAAGAGCAAGCCGACAAGCGTTTGCTAAACGTAAAGATATATTCTCAATTAGAAAAGTTTCTAAAACTTATTCAGACGAAGAAGTGGCAAATTTCCTAGTTGCCAACTTTACTTCTGGAGATCGCTGGGGTGGTTTATTTGATTCCGAAGCCAGCGAGCGCTATACGGAATGGCAGAAACGAGTACAGAGTCTATCCTATATTTTCAGCAACGATCTAGAAGCAATTATGGAAGAACTGGAATCTAATAATAAAACTTTTGATTACGCTTTTGAGATTTCTAAAAATCAACATCCATATATAATTAAAGCATTTTTAAGGAAAACCATAACCTTAGAAACGCTCGTTATTCTAGAAAAGATAAATCCTTTTTTAGATAAATTTGATACGCATCTTAACACCGATATTATGTGGCCGGATATTTCCAGATTGATAAGAAAGTACAAACCATTTTTACAATTTGACAAGGAAAAGTATAATGGAATTCTTAGACGAAGAGTTGGACGTGACAGCTCAGAAGATTAACAATCTAGAAAAAGAACTAGATATAACTAGACATCTATTAGAACAAACGATAATGTCACTTAAGGAAACACAACGTTATCTTATGAAATTAGCTTATACTCAATCAGATCTAACAAAAAAGGTTGCTACATGGCCTTTTATTACTATATCTGATAAGGATGAATAATTTAGGAGTTTATTTAAAATTTAATATGAGCATTAAGAAAAGAAATATAGATTTGGACCGAGAGAAAAAATTTCGGACAATTAAGAAGAAAAGTGCTATAGACAAGCATAAGAATCTTATATATAATATTGCATCATCTAAAAAAATTGATGATGACAATGGAGAGTTAGATTATGATTATTCGACAGTACTCAAAATCAAACGACGTTAATACAAAACATACTTTTTATACACCGTTAATACGAAAGGCAAATCATGGCATTTACATCACTATCTGATCTTAGAAAATCCCGCGGCGGATTCGACTCTTTAATGAAAGAGGTAGAAAAGATCGCCAATCCCCAATCCGAATCACGTGGCGCAGATGATCGCTACTGGCAACCAGAAGTCGACAAGGCAGGTAACGGCTACGCTGTTATTCGTTTCCTTGCACCTCCTAAAGGTGAAGAACTTCCTTGGGTTCGAGTTTGGAATCATGGATTCAAAGGCCCAAGTGGCAAGTGGTATATCGAGAATTCTCTTACAACCTTAGGCAAAGCAGATCCTGTTTCTGAATATAACACAGAACTATGGAACTCTGGCTCTGAGGCAAATAAAGAAATTGCTCGTCAACAAAAGCGCAAGCTAAGTTACATTACTAATATTTTAATTGTTAAAGACCCAGCTCATCCTGAGAACGAAGGTAAAGTATTCCTTTATAAATTCGGCAAGAAAATCTTTGATAAAATTAAAGACGTTGCTGAACCACAGTTCGAAGATGAAAAACCAATCAACCCGTTTGATTTCTGGGAAGGCGCAAACTTCAAATTGAAGATTCGCAATGTCGAAGGTTATCGCAATTACGATAAATCTGAATTCGATAGCATTAGCTCTATTTCAGATAGCGATGATGCAATCGAAGCAATTTGGAACAAGCAACATTCTTTGACGCAATTCTTGGATGAGAAACACTTTAAATCTTATGACGAATTGAAGAAAAAATTCGAGATGGTTATGGGATTGAATGGTGGCGGCGCTCCTACAAAGAGAGCAGACGAAATCAATCTAGAAGGTATTGAAGAAACACCTAAGTCTGCATTTACACAAAAGGCAGAAAAGGCGCCTGTTAAAGCGCCTCCTAAAGAAGTAGACTTTGATGATGACGATGAGTCACTATCCTATTTTGCTAAATTAGCAGAAGATTAAACTAAAGCTTCTTTCTCAGAACTTAGTTTAAACCCCGCGTTATGCGGGGTTTTTTAATGTACAAATTATCTAATCTTACCGTAATATATTTTATATAAATCCATTGTAGCTTCGTGTACAGATTTAGGAGTTGCTGCGGAAAATGGCATAGGTGCACTTGCTGTTTGATTACTGTTATTATTGATTTGTGTTATAACATCACCAGCTTTATCCATGCCTGCGCCCACCAATTCTGCAGTTTCAGACGCCATTTCTTTTAATACTTTTGCAGTCGCGGTACCTAAACCTGGGGCTAAGTCTAACATTTCTGTTTTACCGTCGACAGTTATCGGAAATTGAAAAGCGCTATCTATAAGCGATATAGTTTTATCTCCCAATGGAGCTAAAAAATCTTCAAAAATAGAATCAAAAAGAGAAAATGTTGTTTTGGCCATTTTGCCTAAATTGTCTTTTACAACGCCAGACAAAGTTTTTATAGAATCTTCGGCAAAATCTTCGGCCTGATATATCAAGGCATCTTTCATACTCGGATAATATTTTCCATCTAAACCTTTAACCATTTGTTCTCCAGATTCACTGAACATACCAGGAATAGCTTTCGCGCCACCTTTACTATTTCCTTTTTGCATAAATTCAAATCTTCTAGGATCCGTTTCAGCAAATTTTTTACGATCTTCATTTGCCTTTTCTTTTTGTATCATGCCGTTAATTATTTTGTCTCCTTCTGGATCTGTCAGGTTAGCAATCGTCACCGCACCTGCGCCAAAGCTTAACATACCGGCTAAAAATCCAGCTAACCCGGTGCTCCCCGATGCAGCAGCTGAGGTGGTTCCCGGTTTGATTTTTTCGCTTATTATTTTTGCATCTTCAACAAGAGAATTTCCTAATAGAAGTCGACCTGGACCAGCTGGTCCAGATAAGGCAGGTAATTTTCCTCCAGGTAATCTTTTTTGACTATTGGTTGGACTAGTTGTTTTTTCTCCGTTAACAACTACGGGCGGTATAGCAGCGCCGCCGCTACTAGGTGAACTTTGGCCTGTTCTATTTCTATTTCTTTTACCGTCGTAATCTACTGATCCAAAATCTTTAGCAAGATTATCAAGAGCAGATTTGATACTAGAAAAAATGCCTGACAACGCAGCTGCTACTGCTAAACCTATTGGGCCAGCAATTTGCGCGATGGCCTTTGTCAAATTACCAAACCCCTTTATTAATTCAATAATTCCTGTGCCCAGTATTGTTCCAAAACCTAGAAGTCCACCCAATAAACCTTTAAGTAATCCGCCACCGCCGCCACTATCAGAGCCGTTTATTCTTTCGGCAATAGCAGTAGCTAGTAATTCACGTTCTTTGGCTCTTGCGCTGTCTGAATATTTTTCTCGTATAAATCCAATATCACTACTAACTAATTCTGTAAGACTTAGTATTTGTGAAGTGTCTTCCATCATCTTCTGTTGATATTTAGATGGCCCAAATAATTTACCCATCATATTTCTAAAGAATCCCTTATCATCGGAATTTTTATTGGAGTTATTACCCACCATTGGTCTTTCTCTAAAATTACTTTTATTCTTTTCAAAGTATTTTTTGATTTCTGAAAGATTGGACCCCTGACCCTGCAATAATGTTTTTCCCATCTCTTGCATGTCTTTTCGAAGACTTTGAAACTCTTTGTTTTGTTTTATTAGTCTGTCGGAAACAGTATGCAATACTTTAGTTTGTCCTTGCAAGTTCTGCGTTTGTGCATTTACTGCTTCAAGCAATATTCTATCAGTATTAGTAACACCCTGAGGATTTTGAGGTAAGGCCATTTTTATTTACCGCTCTTTAGTTGTTTTTGTTTAAGTTTTTCATTTTCTTCACTAACATGATTAATTAACATAGTAACGTAAATATCTCTTTCCCATGGAATCATATTTTCTATTTCGGTTAAAGAATAATGATGGTGCTGCATCAATGAAAAGTTTAACTGAAAATAGTGAAGAAGTCCTTCATGGGAAAGAGTTAGACGAAAAAATTTTGTAGTCCCTCAAGCGTCAATTCATTGTGAGCACCACATGAAGGACAATCTTGTTCAACGTGTTGTACTACTTTTGGCATAGTTACAAAGAAGTTTTCTAACATTCCAAATTGTGTTTTAGAGAATCCATTAACAAACTCTGTTAATTCCTCTGTAGTGTAATCGTCATATATTTTCTCTTCAGTGTAAATTGCTTTAATACATTTACACAGCAAATCTACAATCTTATCAGATTTAAAGTTTTGATAAATTTCAAGCATCTCTTCAAATTTAGGATATCGCATTTCGATCATGATCTTATCTGTGATATTAAGTTTTGATGAATGCTCTTTATCTTTTTTAATTTCTGCTTTTGTTATGTCTAGGTCAAAGCTAATTTTGTTTTCGCAATTATTACATTGTAAAGATAGATTCGCAGTTTCGCCTATTGACTTTGCTCTCATATTAAGGAAGATATATTCTACATCAAAGTTTGCTATTTCTTCCATATTCAATTTATTGAATGTGCATATATCTACTAATTCGGTTATTACTCGTTGAATCTCTTCATTATCTGATTCTAAAGCTGTTAGAAGAATTTTATATTCTCTAACAAGGAATGGTCGATACTTTATCTTTTCTCCGGATGAAGGTAAAGTCAATTCATATGTTGGGGTTTCTAATTTAGGCAATGCCATTGTATATCCTTTTCATTTATTTACCTGAATTCCAGGCTTTTCTTTCTTCAGCTGTAAGCGGTCCTCTTCTAGACAAACCGTTGTTGAATTCATTTCTTTCTTGTTGAGTTAGAATTGTTGTTACCGGTCTTCTATTATTGCTTCCCGGCAAAATAATACCGCTCGACATTTTTGCAGCTATCCATTTTCTATAAGCAAATGTTACATTTAATTTATGTACTTGATTTTGTGTGCCATTATTTAATTCCAACATAGCAACAGACCTTGGGAACGCTTCTATTAATTCCACTGCATATGTAATATTATTCTTTTCATCTAATTGATCTATTTTTATAGATGCGGCATATTCAGATTGATAGCTAACATAGTATTGATTTGGATTTACGATTTTTGCCATCCAAGAGTCAAAGAATGCCTTTACTTCCATTTGTTGATCCACAAGGAAAGTCATAGATATTCCTTCTCCGCCATAATCAGTACCAACCGGTCTTTGATATGCCGGGCCAATAATTCTTTGTTGTTTAACATTTATTGTCTGTGTCGGGAGATTAGCAGATTCACAAAATAAACTAACAAGACGAGAATTTTCGGATGTTAGACTATATGGACCTAATTCGGAGGAAGCTATAGACGGAGGAACAAGAATGTTAACCTCAAATCTATTAGGTTTAGCTAAACCTCTAGTTCTAACTTCTGCTTTAAATTTATCCAATGAGTGAATTGCCATTAATAGTACCCGTTTTTCTTTTTAGTTTCTTGCCAGACTTTTTCTTTTTTCACTTTTCTAAAACTCTCAACAGGCAACATAGATGCAGTAATCCAATCGTTATAATTTATCTTTAAAAATCTGGATCTTAAGTGATCATTTAAATAATGCTTTACACAAGCGGTTGCTGCTAAATACTTAGATGAACTATTTAGTATTTGCCAAGAAATTTCAATTCTAGTTTTTTCTGTTATTTTTTTATCTGTAGTAAGTTTACTTAGCTCTCCCAACAATCTAAATCTAGCTAAGTATGGTAAATAGTGTAGGTTGATACCTAGGAACCCGTCAGGTACAGTTCTGAAAGGCAAAACTAGAGGAACCGCATCATAATAGGGTAATGTCTCTTTATATTTCGGATCGTACATAAAAAGGTACATATTGCCCGGAACTATTCTAGAAGATAGTTTTTCATTTCTAATTAATTGTATACCCGAAAGGTTAGATCCCAAGTTTCTAACTTGATCTCTGTACCATTGGTATGATTTCCGAGCATCCCCGGCATTCATATTAACTTGTTGGAATATATTATCCGCCATCTACTAATCCTAAATCTTTTTCGGTTAACACCATGAACTTCATGTTTCTATCCTGACAGAATTCGAATGCTGCTTTCCATTTAGCTTCATTTACGCCATACTGAAATACTTCATCTATAAACCTTTTAGTTTTCCTTGCGGGGATTGCTGGCGGTTTAGTAAATCTTTCGGGCTTTATTTCTATCAAGTATTTTTGAGTAGCACCAGTTTTGTTCTTAATTTTGATGTAAAAATCTACAAAGTATCGATGCACTTTTCTATCAACAGGGGATATGTATGGGACAATTACGGTTTCAGACCCCCATTCCTGAACCGACGAATTTAGATCGCACCACTTCATAAATCGCAGCTCCCACAATGAACGATATACTATATTGTTAATATCGCCGTGATATTTTGCAGGATTCTTGGCCCTAAACTTGCCCTTGTAGGTTTTGGTGTACAACATCTAATATAAATAATAATGATTCAACAATATTTATAAAGAAAACGATGGCTAATATCCGGGACAGAAGAGATCAAGATAGATCAGAAAATGGCGAACTGGAGTTTCAAAATCAAAATAGTTATCTAAGTGAGTATCGTATTGGTACTCTAGAATATCCAGAAGGATTGCGACAAAACCCAGATTTGCAGCATTGGGTTGCTTTCTATATTAATACAAGAGACAAATCGATAGGTGGAAATAAACCATCTTCTTCATATACATCATCGTCCGCCGGTAATACCAATTACGTGGATAAAAAAGAACAAGATAGAGTAAATTTATTAAACAACAGTGGCTCTAAATTATCACAGGATGCGTTGGCATCTACAATACCGGTCGTTCGAGAAAATGCGGGTAAACTCGCAGGTGCAATTACCTTTATAACCAAAATAGGTACAGGTTCTAAGATTAAGGATGCTGTTACAGCTTCGGTTTTGGTTGGAGGTGCCGCGAGAGTTTTCGCAGAAGCGACAAAAAATTTAAATTTGCCGTCTTTGACTTCAGGAAGTACTTCTAGATTAAAAGACGTAATCACTCTGCATATTGAGGAAAGACCATCTGTTAAATACGGAGTCAATTACGCAGATACAGATATGGGACTTTTAACAGGTCTATTAGTTGAAGGATCTGCGGCAGCTACTGCAGGGAATTTAAAGGGAGCTTTGCCAGAAATGCAGGCAAGATTCATAAGATCCTTGTTAAAGGTACCTGTGTTAAACAATATAACAGAACTCGCTACCAGAGAAAGAACTAATCCTTTTAGAGAAGTTTTATTTGAATCTGTTGATTATAGAACATTCAATTTTAGATATAGATTTTTTCCAAAAAGTTTTAATGAGTCTGAAAAGATTAAATCTATTATCGACACATTTAAAATACACATGCACCCTCAATTATCCGAACAAAAATTGTTCTATCTTTATCCTTCAGAATTTGATATAGAATATATGTACGGTGACAAGGTTAATCCATATCTACACAAACTTGCAAGATGTGCACTAACAGATATGTCTGTAGAATATGGCGGAGAACAATTTTCAACACATTCTGATGGTTCGCCTGTCGAAATAGGATTAACATTAACGTTCCGAGAATTAGAACAAATGACCTCAGAAAGAGTAAAAAATGGCTACTAAACTTTTTGATCTGTTTCCTAAAATTTCGTATACTTTAGACGACGAAGAAACTAATCAAGTTGTTACTGATATTTTTAAAAGAATTATTCTTTCTAAAGAATTTCAAGAAAATAATTCTTATTTTGATCTTTATGATATTATGGATGGAGAAACCCCTGAAGAAATTTCTTATAGATTTTATGGAACTCAGGATTTACATTGGCTAGTACTAATGACCAATAATATTATAGATCCTAGATTTGAATGGCCTGTGTCAGAAGCAGAATTAATAAAAAGAGTTGAAAGTAAATATGGAACAGAAAAAGATATATTTACTGTTAATAGAGCTGTTAATCCTGCGGGCTATCAAATAGAAACATATTTTATTTTATTACAGGAATCTACTCACAAAAAACCTAAAAGATTAATACTCGAAGGCGTAGATGATGGTGGAATTAATATTCCAATTGCCTATAGAGAGCCAACGGTTGGTACTGAATATCAAAGTAATTTTGAGATAGAACAGACAAAAAATGAAACTTACAGACGTATCAAAATTTTAAAATCTTCTGTAGTTCAAGATGTTTTATTAAGTTTTAATAATATAGCAAGCGCATAATGCTAGAATCTCAATTCCTTAGAAATCCCGGTCAGGTAGAAATAAAAAATATTGTTTTGGTGTCCTCGCCTAAAGGAACATATGTTAATTTATTAGATTACCTAGTAGAAATAAACATATATGAAAGTTTGTTTAGTGGTTCTGTGTCTGGTACTATAACTTTAGCTGATAGTACAAATTTAATATCCATGATGCCATTAATGGGCGATGAATTTTTATTCATGAATATCAAAACACCGGGCATGTTGGATGAATTTAGCATCTATAAAACATTTAGAATATATGCAATATCTGATAAAATTTATGGTGATGATGCCAGTAAATTAATATATCATTTAAATTTTACAACAACAGAAACATTTAATGATTTAAACAATCCGATATATCGAGCATTCGAAGGTACTCCATCGCAAATAATTACAAGAATATATGAAGATTATTTACAAGCTGATAGAAATATTTCCTTAAGTAAAAATTTAGATAGCACTAAAAATCCTTTGACTATATTAGACACCCCTACAAATAAAATAAAGTTTGTAAGCCCAGGATGGACTCCGATACAATGTATTAATTGGATTGCTAGTAAGTCTGTCCCACAAAATAAAACTTCTGCAAATTTCTTATTCTGGGAAACAACAAAAGGATTTTATTTTGGT